AGCCCGAGCCCGTTCCTGAGCCGAAGCCCGCCCCCGTCGTTAGGACCGCCGAAGTCACCCCGCCGCAGAACGCAGCGGCACGTACCACGAAGCCGGCCCCGTGGAAGGGGCCGCAGTAATGTCAGGTGATGCAACAGGCGGATGGTTTGCCAGCGCCGCCAGTGTCGCCGCCGCCCTGACTGCCACCGAAGTCAAGGCGGCTCCCGGCGCGGGCAAGTCGTTCGTCATCGAGCAGATCGTGTTTTCCAATGAGGGCACGGCCAACAGCTTTGTCGTCAAAGACGGCGACGCGACCGTGCTGTACCCGCCGACCGGGGCCATCTACCTCGGCGCGAATCAAACCTTCAACAGTGGCCGCTTGAACATCCGCGTGACCGCGAACAAGAACGTCAACGTGACCACGTCTGCCACAGACCACAGCACGACCATCATCAACGGCTACACGGCGTAAGGCGCGGGCATGGCCGAAACCGTCCTCGTCAACGCCGCCGCGGTAAACGCCGCCGCATCGAGCGCCGTCGTGGCGTACCCGATCGCGGTTCCGCCCGAGGTCGACTTCCGCGTCCAGTGCAACGTACTGCACAGTGTGCGCTTCTACGTCGCCAACGCGGACTTCGCCACGGTCGCCGCCGGGGCCATCCTCGCCGCCTACACCGAGACGGCGGCGCCGAGCACCTCGGGCACGGGCGGCAACGTCTACCGCGTCGACGCCGGCAGCTACGACTACATCGCCTGCGTGGTCACGAACGATGGTGCTGTTCCGTCTTCGGTCACGGTCGCGGTCGGATACGACCTTGTGGCCGAGGCACCGACCACACTCTTCACCGTTGCCGAGGCGCGCGCCTTCCACATCGCCGAACTCTCCGACACGTCGGAGTATTTGGATGCCGATATCGTCGCCAAGGAAGCCGAGATTCGCAGCCTGTTCACCGCCGCGTGCAAGGTCGACTTCGTTCCGACGCAGCACACCGACGAGCTCCACGACGGCAACTGGCGCCACTCCCTGCTCCTCGACTGGCCCATGCCCACGACCGTCGTCTCGGCATCGCTACGATCCGGGACCGTGTGGACGGACCTGACCGCCGACGAGCTGGGCGCAATCCAGGTACTTCCGACCGGCGAGATTGTGTGGCTTGCGGGGCACTGGCCTCGCAGTCGTGCCAACGCTCGCGTCACCTACGTTGCTGGGTACCCGGCGGTGCCGCCGCTCATCAAACGAGCCGCGCTCGAGGTGGCGATCACCGAGATGCCGCCGAGCAACACACCATGGCAGGCCGACAGCTACGAGGCGGGGGGCACCTCCTACTCGTGGACCCGCGGCGATGGCTACGGCGGGGCCTGGTCCGGCCTGCCGCACGTGATGCTCGCGCTGCGCCTCTATGACCACTCCGGCCCCGGGCTCGGCTAATGGCTCCCACTACCCTGCCCGACTTCCTCGATTCTCTCGTAGGTGCGCTGGGCACCCGGAACGGCCTGAGCGGCGTCAATATCTTTTCTTGCCCGGTCGCCCCCGAAGACCTGGGCATGGAGGGCATCGAGTTCGGCGAGGAGGTCACGGTCGAGCAGACTCTCGCGGCGATGGGTAGCACGGTCATCGCGGAGACGTACTCAGTCCCCGGCAGCCTGCTCGTGGCCGCGTCCACAAGCAAACTCGGGATCAACGTCTCAGCTAAGGCCGCCCGCGACCGTTGCGCCGCCATCCTTGCCGAGATTGTGGCTGAACTGGGCAGCAACGACACCATGACCGGCAGCGTGCAGGACGTGCAGATCGCGTCGCAGAACTGGCACCAGGGCATGCGCCCAGACCCGCCCGCGCGCGTTGTGTGGGTCGAGTTCGCGCTGAATGTCACGGCTCGCGTGACACCGTAATCGAAGGGAGATACGTGAAGGTCAAGCTACTCGTCAAGCGCGACAGTTGCGCGGCTGGATCGGTGGTCGATTACGGCCCCGAGATGGCGCGCGAACTCATCGCGAAGAGGGAGGCGGAAGAGTTCATTCCGGGCTCGCCGCCGAAGAAGGAACCCGCGCCCGAGAGGGCGCCGAAGCCAGTCAAACAAGAGGCCGCGGAAGCGGCCATTTCCGTTAAGGAGGACGTGTGAGCGTTCTGAAAGGAAACCTGGCGAGCATCCGCGTCGCCGCCAATGCCATTCTGGAGTGCCAGAATTGGTCGCTCGACATCTCCCAGGAGACCGTTGACACCACGTCCTTCGGCGATACCTTCCGAGAGAGTACCCCGACCTTCGCCACATGGTCCGCCACCGCGAAGGGCAACTACTGCATCACCGACACCACCGGCCAGCTCGCGCTACAGACGGCGGTCCTCGCTGGCACAGAAGTGGGAGACATCCGCTGCTACGTCGATGCCACGCACTACTACCACGGCCCGGCCTACGTCTCGGCTTCCATCAGCGCGGCTGTGGATGGCATCGTCGAGATCAACTGGACGTTCGCGGCCAGCGGCCCCCTCGCCTACGCCTGAGTGGGGGGCTGACCTATGACCGTTATCAAGGGACGCCTCGGGGCCGTTTACATGGCCCAGATCGGGGCCGGCACCACGGCATTGACGAACGAGGCCACCACCGCCAACGCCGCCAAGACCGTCTTCACCATCGCCGACGAGGCCAAGCGATTCCTCGACCCGGACACCGCCGTTGTTATTGACTACCCCGACAACGCGACTCCGGTCACGAGCTACGCATCCATCCAGCGCCCCGGCGGCATCGTCACGTGGGCAGCGACCCCCGGTGATGGGGACGTGTTCATCACGGGTAAGTACCTGCCCGTCGCCGTAGTCGGCGAGTGCAAGTCGTGGACGCTGGACTTCGCCACTGAGTTCGTCGACGTGACCTCCTTCGGCGACACGTTCAAGCGGCAGGTCGCGATGATTACCCAGGGCACAGCCAACATCGAGGGCTTCTATGTGGACGAGACCCTGTTCAACGAGATGATCTCGACCAATCCGCGCATCGGCGTCGACCTGTTCGTCGATTCCACGGCGGGCTATGAAATCCGCTACACCGGCTTTGGCACGCTGGGCAGTACGTCCATCAGCGCGTCCATCGACGGCGTGGTCGAGCAGCCGTTCGTCGTCAACTTCAACGACGGCCCTTACTACGTGGCGGGGCTCGCCTAAGTGGCACGCCTAGGGATCCCGTCCGGGCAGCAGGGTCAGACTTTCCGTATCGACGGTCTTGAGGAGATGGCCAAGGGGCTGAAGCACACCTCACAGGACGTGCGCCCACTTCTCAAGAAGGTCAACCGCCTGTGGGCGCGCAAGCTCGCGGTCATCATCAAGGCGGCGGAACCGACAACCGGCGGCGTGGGCAAAGGTCGGCGGCGGCGCCGCTCCGATGCGAAGAAGAAGGAAGGCATCACGCACCGTCCGGGGGCCACGCCGCACAATACCCCGCACGGCATCATCCGCAAGTCTATCAAGACGCATGCCGGTGTCGACTACTCGTCCGTCACCGGCGGCGACGCACGCACTCCGCACTTCGTCGTCAGTGAGTTCGGCGGCGGAGTGTGGTGGCGCAGCAGGCACGGCGGCGCGCATGTTCCGCTGAACGCGACGCGCTCGCACAAATCGCACGCCGAACAGTTCGCCAAGCATGGCGCTAGTAGGGGCGGACACATCATCGGCGTCCGCGAACGTAGCGGGATGAAGGACGGTTTCCCGATGGGTCACTTCTTCTTCCCGACCGTGGACAAGAACCTCGACAAGATTTTCAAGGATTACTGGAACGACATGACCAAGAAAATCGCCGAACACACCGGGCACAAACTCAGCGCGTAAGCACCACGAGGGGGACACATGACAGACGAAGTGAAGACGATCGCAACCGACGAAGTAGAAGCCGAACCCGCGCCCATGGACATCGACGCCGACCCCTCCAACTGGAGGCTGGCCGAGCAGATGGCCTACCGCGAGAAGACCGGCGTCAACCCGCAGTACGCCATGTTGATGATCGGCAAGGCGTTCGAGACGGAAGACGCCGCGCAGTATTCCAACATCCCCCCGGAATGGCTCCTGGGCCTTGCCTGGATCACCGAGCGGCGCAAGGACAAGTTTCTGAAGTTCGACGAGATGGCGGAGAAACTTGAGTACGGCGCACTGCTGCGCGCAATCATCGCGTGGGCCACGACGAAGGCCGAATCAGACCCTCCTCCGGCGCCGAAGCGGACGGCGCGCAAGAAGTCGTAACCGAAAAGGACATCTTCCGTTTGTGCATCGCCTACAAGTGGC